CACAACGTTTACTAGTAACAATGGCAGACCTATGAAGATTGCTAATTCAGGTAAGGTTATAAAGGAGCTTTTCTAAATGGCGCAATTCGCACGACCTGATAGTGATATATCCGTAACAGCATATGGAGGATATGGCTGGAGAGCAAGCACTGGCTCCTCAGACCCCTTGTATCCTACAATAGATGAAGTAGTTGCAGACGACACAGACTATGCTAGATTTAGAGGAGGTGACTCTGAAGCTGGTTACTCGTACTACAAGTTAGGCTTGAGCGACATTGACGAACCCAGCGATAAGTCTACTTTAAGTATTAGAATAAGAGTCCAGAACACAAGCGATTATGGAGACCTAAGACTATACGAAGGATCAACGTTAATTAAAAGGTTTAATGGTCCCGGTGACGGATTCGCAACTGGCTCCAAAAGAAATCTTGACTTCGCAATTCCTGAATCTGATGCAAATAACATAACAGACTATACAGATCTGAATCTTTGGATTGGTATTGACGATGATTCATATGGCTATGCTTACATCTATCAGGTGTACTTAGAGGCTGGAGATGCTGGAGGAAGCAGCGAAACAACAGATAAAAAGACTTTCAATTTAACAAAAACAAAAAAAGAAATTGGTAAGTTTAGCTTACTATAAGGTATAATGGGAGATATAAAAAATGGCAGTTCCTAATTTTTTTACTGGTTCTAAAACAGGCATAACTACTACAGCTGTATCACTAGCTAGTACGGAGCTTCATGCCCAAAGAGGAGTTCAGATAGTTGCTGGAACAGGAAACGCCCATCCTATATATATAGGGCAATCGTCTACAGTAACAGCTGATAGCTCAGAGACAACTGATGGATACCCTATTTCTGCAGGAGAGAGTATAGTGATTCCAGTTATAGATCCGAATAGTATTTTTCTAGTAAGCGCTGCTGGAACCGGCAAAGTATTTTATGTTTCGGTATGATCCATGAAATTTTTTAAAAACGCAGTTTACGTTCTTTTCTTTGTTTCTTTAGTAAATTTAGCAACAACGGTGTATTTATACAGTAAGATCTTAGAAAGGGAAAATAATTTTTCTATGGATATTGTCTTTCCAGAAGATCTTAAATATATGCCGAAGCATTCTATGGTAAGAGATAGTCAACTGCTGCAGAGCATATTAATGATACACCACAGAATAGGTATACACGAACCGGGGCAACAAGAATTTTGTCCCATGTGCACGCAAAACCCAAATATTCAAACTATATTACAAAAGGTTGAAAAATGAGCTATTTCATTACAAATATCACAGGGACACCAGTCACTGGAGCATATAATGACAAAGGGACACCTTCAGGAAACAAGAATGAGGGCGGAGTATTTGGAAACCCCGGAGACTCTATCAGTGTTGTAGCAGGAGGCGGCATGAGTGTAGCCCCTATAACAGCAGGGCAGGAACCTACCATAGGCCAAATACCGACAGGGGCAGCTTCTGGAACCGTTGATTCATCGAAGTTTCCTTTTGATAAGCCATTGCCAAACAATCCTTTCAGAGATAGGCTAAACGGCGCTTCTGGCAAATCTAGTAATTCTGCAAACTCTCTGCAGCCTTTTGCTCAAGGAACAATAGCTCCTCAAATTAACACTAGTATAAGAGATGGAAAATGGGATTCTTACAACGGGTGGAACACAGATCCTTCAGACCCAGTGGAGAGCGGCATACTAGCTATAGATGTAAGGACAGATGTTACTAAGAAAGGCGCTAACAACGTAGGGGCTGACAAGAGTACTCGGGAACAGACCGTAGCGTTCTTCCAAGGAGGAGGAACTAAAAGTCAGACTTTGCATAATGGTGGAACAGTGGATAACTGTGATGATTGCCCACAAACTTTGGATGATGAAACATGCCTGTACCTGACAGAATATGTAGGGTGCTCAAATATAAAGACTCCTTTGGATGCTGGCTCTGAGCCAGACTGGACAAGGCGATCTATTTTCTCGGGTAAAATGCCATCAACGTCGAACGACCATCTCGGTAGAACAGAATGGCAAACGGGATACTTCTATGTTAATGATGTCCGTTGTGACCAACAGAATGACATAACATTGTACGCCGAACTTTTTGTAGACGGAGACCCTATTACCGAAAGTGGCTATGAAAAAATAGATGAACTGGTAGAAGGAATAGGGAGAGACTGCACCTTCATAGTCCACGGTGGAGACGTAACGTATGCCGGAACTCTTGCTGAATCTGGAGCTCTAACTACCGTCAATAATACTGGGTACTGTTCTGGAACATATAGTTATGACAGTATACTCTATGAGACCAACCACCTATGCCGTAATTCTCCAAAGTACGACCTTCAGAATGTTTATAAATGGGTGATAACGTCTGCCGGTGCTACTGGGGGAGTAGAAGGTGTTGATTTTGAATATATACACTACGGACTTGACTTCGTAAAAGTCCAAATGGGGCCAAATGGTTGCGAGTGTCTTCAAAGATATACCGATGGCTTTGGAAGAAGGGGTAGTGTAGCTAATAAATGGAGAGATGCGGCAGATGCTATTATTGCCCGATCATCTGAGTGTGTTCAGGTTTTCAATCAAGTAGATCCTCAGCAATGCACAACAGCTGGTGGCGGTTTTGATGGCCCTACACGCTATACCGCATGGCCTACTGGTCTACTCCCTTCTGGCTCAGTTATCGCAAGCGGTACAGTGACTGGTTATGCAGACCCATACTGGAGTGATGCTGAGTGCGACTTTATTGTTGGTGTTAGGGAAGTGACACAGACAGGCGCTCGCAATCAAGCTGAATGTCCCGACGATTATCAAGCGACCGGACCCGTACTTGAGATGCCTATCAAGAGATTAATAGACTCTCAGAACATTGGCACCCTTTGGGCTAATGCATTAGGAGCGTCCCCATCAGGGTCGGGCGTAACATCTTTCTGTGGTGAAATAGTCTGGATGTGGGATGGTTCTAGCTGGTCAGAATCCAGCCGTAGTGAAACCTGTGCTTCCTCCGGAGGAAGTGCTCCAACTGTTGATGGTGACTACAATGGCGATGTTGCAACGACACAGTGTCCTTGCCCATAAGTGTTTTGAAAATAAAGTTCAATTTGTCCTGAGTCTTCGGGCTCAGGCAAGCTGGACTATATACATATAATAATTTTTGGAGATTCATTAGTGGCAAGAAGAAGAAAGCCAACAACACAAAACGAAAAGCCGCAAAGAAGAAAGTCTTTGAAAGCAAAGACAAAAAACCAACAGATCTATATAGACGAGATGGAAGACTCGGATGTTACTTTTTGCTCCGGCCCCGCAGGCTCAGGAAAAACTAGTGTTGCAGTTGGTCTGGCATGTGAATATCTAATGTCAGAAAAGCTTAAAAAAATAATTATAACTAGACCTGTTGTAGAGTCTGGGCGTGGACTGGGACATCTTCCCGGAACTCTTATAGAAAAAATAAACCCATATTTAGTTCCTATTATCGAGGAAATGAATATGTATCTTACACCAACTAGAGTAGAGACTCTCAGGGACAACGGCACAATAGAACTCTGTCCTCTGGAGTATATGAGAGGAAGGAACTTTCATGACTGCTTTATGATTTTAGATGAAGCTCAAAATGCTACGTTTGAGCAAATAAAGATGTTCATAACAAGAATAGGTAGAAACTCAAAAGCTGTAATAAATGGAGACCTAAGACAAACAGATCTGGGGTCTTCAAGCGGAGGACTTGAGAGATGCATGGACAGTCTTGAACTTGTAGAGGGCGTGGGAGTATGCGAACTAGACTATTCTGATATAATCCGCAGTGACATCGTCGCAAAAATTCTTAGAAAATTACATGAGTTTGAACACACTAAGTAGCTGTTTGCTGGTACAATAGTATATAGGTCTTACTATTGTTTTTTAAGGTTTCATAATGCCAGAATATAGCTATGCGTGTGACGAATGCGACCATAAATGGTCTATCTTTTGTCATCGGTCTGAGTATAAGGACAAAAAGAAGTGTCCTTGCTGTAATAAAATAAAGCCTGTCCATAGAGACTATGGAGAGGATAATGTCTATGGAGGTTATAGCTACTCGCTATCTGAGGCCAAGACTCTAGGCCATTATGCAGACAAGCAAAGTAAGAAGCTAGGAAAGAATAGGGTAGAAGACCTGCTGAGAGAGCAAAAAACAAAAACAAAAGACTCTCTATCGGAAAAGCTTCCAGAAGGAATGAAGAAAATGGAAAAGCCTTCTTCTTCAACAAAATGGACTAAAGAATCCACCAATAAAAAGAGAAAGAGGAATTAGATGTATCATAAAATTAATTCAGAGAAGCAGAGTGGAGACTCGAATACTATAGTAGATGTCTTTACCATCTTTGGTAAGCACTCTAGTAGTGATGATGATGGCTATCCTAGACTGCCAAGTGAAGAACAAGACCACCATAATGCTTACGCAAAAAGAGTTTCTGTAGGCAACAGGATAAAGTACTACGTTAAGAGAGGCCGATATGGAAGACTATACAATCCTATTGGCCTATATTCAGAGGGAACAGCTAAAAAACAATTGCGGCACGCAGGGCGTCCTGAGTGGCAGTTTAAAGAGGCAACAGAACAAGTATTTGATAAGTATATTAAATTTTTAAAGACCAAAAATGTAGCTTGGTTGAACAATGCAGAAAGGGACTCATAATGGGTAAACTATCTAACGCAAAAAAGTTGACAAAGACCGAACAATATGCAATTGAGGGAATGGTGTCCAACGGTATGGATGTTTCGGAAATAGCAAAATCTCTATCAAGAGACGTGGACTTAGTCTCAGAATATGTGAGCTCTATAGAAGAACCTGAAAAGAAGGAGCATAAAAGTAAGGGGCTGGCAGTTATGACTGAAGCCACATCTCAAAGAATTGACAGAATGAGAAACACAATACCTAAGAAAACAAGAGACGCAGCTATACACAAAATAAAATGAAAATCTTCATACAACATAGAGACAATCTACAGTATGCTAGAAATTTGATTTCAGCGATAAGGGAGCACGCTGAGGTACAGGAAGGAAGTCCTACAGAGGACTGCACACACTTCTTGTCTTTGCAGACTGGAGGTGAAGACCAGATGCTGGGAATAAGAGAATCAATTCCTGAAGCAAAGATCACTACTTACTGCTGGGACTGCTACGAATGGATATGGGATCATACCTACATGTTCGACTGGAGACCATTTGGGGAGCAGTGTAAAGCCAGCGACCTTGTAATGGTTCCATCTTATGGGCAGGTGATGAGGTTAAATCAGCATTGGGGAATAGAAGAAGCAAGAACTATGATTGTTCCGGCTTATGCTCAACTGTTTGATTACGATGATATTGCCGATGACGGCTATGTGTGCGATCCATTAAGGGATATACCAGATAGACATTCTGGCTGGGCTTCAAGAGCATGTAACGAACTCAATATACCATACATAAGAGTAGGAAACACTCGTTCTTGGGAAGAATACCAATGGATAATTGCTCATTCTTCATTCGTTATTTGTCCTTGGTATGAGGCCTCGACTGGAGGCATGTCATTGATAGAAGCTTACAATCTAGGTAAGAATGTTCTAGTTTGTGACTCCCCTTATATGGGAGCTAAAGAATATTTTAAAGAACGTGCGTATTACTTCGATCCTAGCTATGAGTCGATGAAACAGCAAATCCTTAATATGTGGGAAAACAGAGGGTCACATAACGAAGACTTACAGGACAGAAAAGATTTTTGTAGGCATGAATTTGGCATAAGCACAATGGCAAAAAGTATTGTAGAGGCCCTAGAAGAGCAGTGATGTCAACAAAGAATGTTTATATAGCATCTTCTAGAATGGAAGAGATAGGGAGTAAGTGCGTTTCTTTCGCATCTGAGAATCTGCCAAAAGGATACTCCCTATGCGACAACATGCAAGAGTCAGACATATTTGTCTCAGTACTATACGATACAATCATAGACGAGGATTTTATAAGTAGTCGTGAAAGATGTGTAAAC